TAGTAGTGCCTGTTTCTACCCTTTCAGTAGTCATTTCAGGCTCTGTGGTTGTTATCGTCTCGTAGACTGCCTCTTCAATAATATTGCCGTCTTCGTCTAATACTTCCTCAGAAACTAATACCTGCTCGGTCTTATAAACTATATTTCCTTCTTCGTCTTTAACCTCTACCTCTACTTCTTCATAGTCAGGCGATTCATCAATCATCGAAGGGAATACTTCCTCTAACTCTTGAGCGACAACACCTATTTGCTTGTTTTCATCACCTATTAAGTTGTAGTTTCTTACTTTAACTTTTAGTAGGTCATCTAACTTGGGGGAAGCATCAACAACATTCTCTTTTACTTTAATATCTGAAATAGAACCATACGAACCGTTAGCGTTCACTACATTACCGTTTCCGTATATAAGTATTCTGTTACCTTCTGCTGTGTTTTGACCAATAAAATAGAAAGATGATGTGTTGTTTGTATTGCCACCCATCTGACTATATATATTGACATCACCACTTACATTTCTGTTGCTTTGAATATTAAGAGAAATGTCTTCGGTGCTTAACATATTTATTCTCCCCCCCGATGAGATGCGAAGACGTTCGGTTAGTGTTCCATCAGCTATCCCTGTAGTAAAGGATAAATAGCCCGCCTTGTCGTTTTCCGTTGCATTCTCTTTGCCTCCTTTTATGTTCGCAAACTCCTCAAACGTAAAAGAGCCGCCAGAAGGGCCTGTAACTTTCCCTTGAAATTTAAGGGTATAAAGTGGATTACTGCCAAATGCTTGCTGAGCGTTAAGCGCCATAATATCAGCATTGTGTGTGAGATCGCCTGTGGTTTCAATTCTTAATTTAACGTCCCCGCCTTGAACAAAATTAACTTGATTAGATAGACCAATTTCTGTCTGATAAAAATCATCAACAATTCTTAGGCCTTTGCTCGTTCCATCAAAGGTAATTCTAGCGCCAATGGTATCGACGCCCGCATCATCATATCGGAATTGTATCTGCACACTAGTTGTGCCAGATAAGAGTTTCATTAAATTAACTGCAGCCGTTTGAAACGTGACCCAATCGGGAACGCCTGACGGCTCATCTACCATTGTGAGGCTTTCGCCATCTATTGCCACGGTTAGGAATTTACCCGCGTTTGGTAGACCTCCTAAATCATCCTTATAATTGACAACGCTTTCCCGCTCATCTGTAAGCTGTGCGCGCTCAGTTGTTGGCGTTATTAGCTCAGTAGTATTATCTGGTAAATTGGTGTTAAGTGCTAAGGTGCTTAATTCGGTTCTTGTTTTCTTTGCCATAGTCTTTTAGTTATAGGCCGCTGTGAATGCGACGTTTTGATGCATCTGAGAAGGTGTTAATGTGTAGTCTATTGCCTCGAATACGTTAAAATTGTTAGGCATTTGTAGTTGTAAAGTAAAGCCGTTATTGGCGTTATCCGTGCTGTACATATCACTTAAATTATTTGAGGCCACCACTTGCACAAATTGTGATCCGTCACGCGTTAATAATACGCGCACTGATGTGCTTCGCTTTATTTCTGATATAGCTAATAAGTCATCATTGCTTAGCTGATCGGTTTGACAGATCAGTTGCTGAACCCAATCGTTTGCTACCCTTATATTAGTAACTCGAGCGCTTGCATAATCCTCATTTATAGCCCGCGAGGAGGCTATCCCTGTGGAGCTAGCGACTTGGACCTCCTGTTTGATGTCAAATATATATTGCTCATACGCGCCTAAGCTGTTGAGGTACTCCACAAAAATAGGATTAGAGCAGTCCTTAGTGACTTTGTAGTATACCGTATCTAAACTCTTTCCGCTTGGCGTTGTAAACGCTGCACTAATCCAATGGCAATTTAAGGGAATAGCTGTAGTATAATTTTGAAGGTCTAGATTTTGCACGCCTGTGGTGTTAGGTATTCCCGCGCTTGACATCGTACTAATTACGCCTTTATTTATGTCTAAATATTTGATAGTTAATATAGCGCCCTCAGATGTAGGGTATAAAATGCCTATAGTCCTTTTAAAATTAGAGTAAATTCTCGGCTCAATCCACTTTGTCAATGCTGTGTTTAGTCCTGTAGTACTTAACACATGGTTGTACAAGTTAGCACCGCCAGAACTATATATCTGCTTCTGCGCATATATTGCAAAATAGCTATTTGCTGAGTCAGAACTAGGCAAGGTGGTTCCTGTCCAACTCTGAAAATATCTTAGTTTAAACTCTACAGATACAAGGCCATTCTTTTCGAGGTATTCTGTGAGTATCTGGCTAACATCCAGAAACAAAGTACCGTCAGATTTTGGGCTATATTTAAAGGTAGTCGCTATTAAATTAGCTGTACTATCTGCATTCCTAATTATAATATTGATCTTAAAATTGGGGTTTGCCTGTTCTGTGGTGGTTAAAATAAAAGGTATCTGAGAGCGTGACGCATTGGCGGCACTTGTCACTCCGTCAATGGTTCTGATAGGTTCGCTTGTGATTGTTAGTGCCATTATCTTCGCTTTACTTTTAAACCATTTGTGAAATCTATGCGCATTTTTTGGCCCATCTCCTTCATTAATTTAGTCCTTGACTCCTTGATTGCTTGGCTTATGCTGATTCCCTTCTGGCCTTGCTTGATTTTAGTGCCGTTTTTTACTATGCTTTTACCAATGGCAAAGGCTAGCTGCTTGATTGTTTGCTTTGGGTTTGGCTGTACGTCTGGTTTGGCTGTAATCCATCGCATTAAATTGTTGATAAACTTAGCACCTATAGATTTAGGCTGTGAGCCTACGCCTGTTTGTAAGTATTGGAGGTACTTTGGTCCCCTTAGTTCAGCCTCTAGCTTTTGATTTGCCACTACTCTGAGGCTATTCGCCGCGTAGCCTGTAGCGTTTAGCCCTTTGCTTTTAATCTGTGCAATTAGATTGTCCTTAACATCGTTAAGAAATTCCCTATAAGCGTTATTGAAATCAAGCGCATTCAAAGGTGTCGCGGAATATAGGTAAAACAAAAGATAATTTCCATCCAGAAAGCACCTCACTAGTTATGTTTATGGATTCGATCGCCTCTAGTTCGTAGCCGTCTATAAATGAGCTTAGAGCGATGATGTTGGAGGCGTTGAGTTTGTCTATCATGCCATCAACTTTAGGCTTTAAAGCGTCTAATATTACGTCGATTTGTGTTGCTGTGTCGTCTGTTCCTGTGCTTAATTTTAAGTAGTAAACTTCGATACCGTACTCCATTAATACGTTGTTAGTCTGGGAATAGGTAATATTATCAACCGTTGGTAGGTTAGCATATACACCCACACCCGCGGTTAAATCGTAGTTCCCTACTAGTTCATTTAAATCACTTGGATTCGCTGCCCTTAAGTACGTCAAGCCCTGAGCTTCGATGATGCTTTTTAGGGTTGTGGCGATGATGTTCATATTTAGCAAGTATTATAAAAAATATTGCTGTAAAGATAGCAAAAAAAAAGCCGAATACGAATGCGACTAGTGCGACAATTATTGAAATACTCATGTTTTTCTTTGGATTTCTTGAGTTTTAGAGTTAACGTACCCCATTTCTCTGTTTAAAATGATTAAATTATTTACCGTTATTAGTTCCATATCCCAGATATTATCGTGCGTATATTGTGGATAAGTCTTACAAAGCTGATCTATAAACATAAAGTCGCCCCATTTCTCTAATCGCTTTGATCCCGCCATCTCAAAAAAGCTATTCATTTTTGTTTGTTCGGCTGTCATTGGTATTGAATCAAATTGCTTAGATAAGTCCTTTTCAACGCGGTCAGTTTCTTCAAAAAAAAAACTGCCCACGGCCAAGCCATAATAATAGGCAAACTATCCACAGCCTTTTTTATTGGTTCTAGCTTAGCGCTGTCAAACTTACCATCTATTGAGGGCTGTGCATATATCGCGATAACATCAGACACTATTTCCCGCATATCTTCTGCGCCTTGTATTGCATTTTTAACCATTGCTTTTTGGCCATACCTTGCAAAATTAATATCCTTTGGGAATTTGATTTGATGACCTAAAATAGTTAGCGGCTTTCTGGCTAAGTGGTTTAAGTCCTCTGGCATATCCTTTAAACTCTGGTAAACGTGTTCAATCGCGGGACTTAGGTCTGCCTCTGTGTTCTCTAAATATCCCAAATCAATACCAGATAATATGCTTAATAGTTTAAGGTTTGACACGTTAGGCCTTAGCGCTGCCCAATGTTTGACGGTCAACTCCTCCCATGAATCGGGTATCTGTCCGCCTATTATATCGCCATCGTAATGTATTTTAAATCTTTTCATCGTATTGTCACAGCCCCCCTTAATGCATAGCTTAGCGCGTACCTGACAGCATCGACGCTGTGGTTTTGAAAATCTAGCGGCTCATCTGTGGGGTCATTATCATCGTTTAATTTATACTTATATTCCCTAAATTCCTTGATGGTTTCTAGTGCCTCCTCATGAATAAATATCTGGTGCGTTCTAATAAATCCAAGGCCCTGTCTTATTGAGTCTTTACCCTTTTTAGCGGGTTTAATTCTTATGCCTCTATTTCTGAGTTCCTTAATGGTTCGCGGCTCATTGTCAGCGTATACCTTATGCACCCCGATTGCGTGCAACTCCTCGGCTATGTCTTTTAAAAGCATTTTAGTTCTAAAAAATATCTGTTCAATATAAATTTTATCTTCTACCTTCGTGACCTTGCAACAGACACTTGGATCGTTCCAACCAAAATCCAAGCCAAAAAATACCTTCCCCTCTGGGACGTAGTCACAAATATGTATCTGATCAAAGACTAGGTTTCTTGATTGGACCCACCGCCCGAGAGTGTACACCTTATACAAGTCAATATCTGTTTTTTCAAGGCCTTCTATTTCCTTGACCATTTCTGTAGGTATATAAGGATTATCTTTATAGGTGCTGACATCTAGTTTAACGTCTTGGTCTGGCCAATGTTGGCGGTCATCCTCTATATATGTCTTGCACCAATTCTCTATACCCGCGGGGTTATAATCCAAGATACAGAACTTTTCACACCTCATTATTAACTGATTGAAAGCCTCAAAAGGTATTGTATTTGCCTCATTCAAATAGAAAAATGTGTTTTGTCTACCTCTTAGCTTTGCGCTGTTTAGGTCGTCCGTACTAAAAAACTGAACTATCCTGTTTTCAAACTCTAATTCTAGCAGCGTTTTCCTGTGATCCACATAATAGTAGATGTCCATATCTTGGAGTAAATTAATAAACTCCTTATAGGCACTTGCGCGAAGGGCAGGAAGGGTCTCGCGAATTACTGAGAATGTACCTTTGGGTACGTAGTCATCTCCGAAATAACCAGAGGCTAACCAGATGGCAATACCTTGTAAAATGCTGTGAGTCTTGCTTGATCTTGCGCCACCTCTGAAAGCGTTAATCCTCTTCTGGCTTGTCCACAGGCTTTGGAATACTCGCGTGTGCCTTAATCGTATAGTCCTCATATTCTATTATTATTTTTGCGTCATTTTCTGGTACTAAAAAGGGTATGCGTTGTATCTTGGCTTTCTTAAACTCGAGCAAATTAGCCCAGAATAGTAGCCTATCTTTGGGCGTTAATTCGTGGATATCCTCCTCAACTTTTGCCTCCAATAGCTTCAGCGCTTCGTCTACGTTCATAGTATTTTAATCGTTTTAGAAATGTTATATAGTTCTCTTTTTTTATCCTCTTTTCTAGTAGCTCCTTTCGGGTTAGCTCATAGGTTAAAAACGGATCAATCGCGGGTTTATAGTAGTAATCTCTCAAAATCTTCCTGTTTAAGTGATACAATAGTCCCCATATTATTTCGCTTATGGTAAACGACAGGCACTTTTTTTGTAGGCATCCTCTTCAAGATGTCATGCAAGCTAGGCTTTAATTTCTCAACCGCCTTGCATTGGATGTAAAAATCAGTATTGTCGATAATATCAACCCCTAAATCATCCATTCTCTTGCTCTCTGATCTGCTAGTGACAGCGTCATAGCCTAGCTCCTTTAGCCTGTTAACTATTTGCAACTCGTAGGCGTGGCCCTTCGCTCTGCTGTTTATCATTTCTGAGTTGTAACGAGTGCAAGAGCTTCACGCAAAGTAAGGGTGG